ATTCCCAGAGACGATTGATTGGAACATCTCTGAGAACTCTGACATGACGGAAGGGTCTCAGCAGTTAGCCTGCACGGGTAATAACTGTGAGTTGTAACTTAGGGGGCTTCGGCCTCCTTTTTTAATCTTCTAACACAGCGGCGGCTGTCCCAATAGAGTTCTTAAGAGCAGGAACCTCCATGATATGCTTAAAAGCTTTCTTAGGTTCAAGAGTAATAAGGTCTATACCTGCCTTACCTCCTATAGAAATCAAACCACCAGCAGGAGCTATAGTAGTAAGAGCAAACTCATAAGGATCTTCTCTTAGTTGGTTCATTCGATACTGTGAAGTTGGTGCTTTGTTAAGACTAAGAACAGATAAAGGCTGATCCACTACTGCCTTGAATAGTAACTCTTCTCCGGTTATCTTGTCTTCTCCTCCTGAAAAAACAAAGTCACGAGCCTCATCAATAACACCATAGCCTACTCCTGCACTGGCTACGTACAGAGCTGCATTAGATGCTGCTTGCCCTATGTTACCGTCCATAAGATTGTCAAATACTTTCTTTCTTAGTATGGATCTTTGCACAATAGCAAAGCCCATTAGAGTATATAAAGGACGAAGAGCAGGAGACTTAGCCCAACGTAAAGGACGACCTGCAACGGAGATAAGCTGTTGTTGTCCTAGTCCTGCATAAGCGAGGTCAGTCATCAATCTTAGTTCTTTTTCTGACATAGCCTCTAGGTTTTTACCATGTTTACGGAAAGCATTAATAATAGTAAACCTATCTGCTTCAGAAAAATAATCACTCCATTTTTCGTTGAACTGGCCTTTCTTAGCTAAGTCATAGCCATTTTCAATAACGCTGTTCATAATGGCCCGTTTGCCCAAACCATCCATGCTTTTAAATAAAGTAATCTTAAAACCTTTTTCTAGCCCACTAGCTAGTACTCTATTTGCTTTGTCTATACGAGAAGGATCGCCAGCCATTCGGTTTAGTTCGTCTACTAACTTACCAGCAAATTCACCTTGAGTTTGTCTGTTGATACCTGTTAGCTTAGGATCAACAAAACTTCTTTGCCTCATATTAAAAGTACGATTAGCACCACGAATAGTAGCAGCTACACCATTAAGCATAGGAGATACAAAGACATCGTGTAAGTTAAGCACAGCAGACTTAAGGGACATTAACGTACCGCCATAGCTTAGTGTCGATAAAAGCTGTGCAACAGCAGGAGCATGTTGTTGAGATCCTATAACCATATCCTCAATGACACGAGCACCTCTTACGGCTACTTCTTCTGGCAAGTCTTCTGCAAGACGACGAGCAATAGCCTGGAATGCTTCTTGTCCTGTAGGGCTTTTAACACCAAGAGTACCTACATCTATACGTTTAGCTATCTCATTCAAAAAGTCGTTTTGGTTGAGTAATTTAAAGTCAGTCAAAAACGGATTCTGATACAGTTCAATCATATCGTCATCAGCTACTTCTCTATTAGACAATGCTTTTCTAGACTGATCTTGTTGTATTTCTAGATAATTTTTACGACCTCGATCTGCATAGGTACGGTCTTTTTTACTCAAAGGTTGTGTTTGTACGTGCAGTCTTTCTGTTTGAACAGATACTTCTTCACCAATGTTTAGGCGTTGCTCTTTAAACAACTGGCCTCTAAAGTTGAGGTAGTTATTAACTGCTCTTAGCTCTTGACTATTAACACCAGCATCAGACAACCTCTTTAGAAACTGAGCACGATTATTACCCTTTATACCACGCGCATAATCAAGCATAGCTTTAGCGGCTTCTTGTTTGTTCTCCACAGTTTTATTACAGGCACCATAGGAAGAAGAAACTCATCGTAAGCCCTATTCATCTTACCACCAGAAGACTCAGCAGCAATTTTAGTTAAGCCCGATAGCTCAGGACTAACCTTGTAATAAAGAGCATCTTCCGCTGTATCAAGCGTCTCAGTAAAAAACCCTACATCTTTTTTTGTAGCTTGTCTTCCTAAAGTAAAAGTAATTTTTTTAGGCTCGTCTGTCATTCTACGTAATTCAGAAAAGTCTTCTGCTTTTTCTAACTGCTTACGTAAATTAAATTCAGTTTGCATCTGCTCTCTGGCTTTCATAAACGTAGTAAACTGATCGTCGATAGCTTCTTTGATGTCAGCTTTTTTGTCTACTTTACCGATGCCGGGAATGTCATAACCTTCCTTTGCATTACCAGTAGCACGAAGCCCTGCGTACTCATAACCTCCAGACACCCTTTTAACAGGACCACCACTACCGTCAGGCGTTAGTGCCCTTGCTTCTATCTGAGGTCTGTTATCATCAGTCATCTTCTTGATGTCGTCTGATATGCCTCTAGTAATAGCAGACTCTTCAGCAGCCTCTATCAAAGCCTTAGTACCTATTTGCTCCGCTGTCTTTGTCATACCAAGACCAGCAATGTCTTTTACTGCAGACATAAACTTAGTAGGATCACGAGCAACTTGAAAAGCACCGCCGCCTCCTGCTGCAGCTAAAGTAGCTAATAGTCTAGGCCAGTACATAGCAGCAGTACGCTCTTCCATAAAAGGACGATCTAAGTCAACGGCTGTTCCTGCCATCATTTCACGAAGACTACGTACATCATCGCCTGTAAAAAACTCATAACCAACACGAGCAGGAGACGCAATTAAATCAGCAGTGTCTACAGCAAGGCCTACTACAGCAGAAGACATCTCTTGTATACCTTCTGCTAAGTTTTCAAGCACAGTGTCTTCAGCAGCCTCTAATCTGTAAGCTGCTTCTGCTCTTTCCTGTTCTGCCTGTGCAAACTCTTCCTCTAACTGCTCTCGTTCTGGGGCTGTTTCATAAACCCTAAAAATTATTTTAAGGTCTTCTTCAGTAGGAGGCTTATTCCCAGTTAACAATAAAGTACGCCCAGTAGTAGGATCTGTTACTTCATAAGTAGGCATTATTTAATTTCCTTTACCTTATAACCACCTATTTCTTGTGTTTCTTCTTCAACTTCAGTAGCAGGTTTTTTAACAGTTTCGCCTAGCTCATCATAGCGTTGCTCAAGGAGAGATTCAACTCTATCTCTTTTAGCTTTTGCTGCTAATCTAGTAGCTTCTGCTGTAATTTCTTCTTCACTAGGATCACTAAACCAACTTGTATCTAAATTATCTTTAGCTTCAGCTTCGTACTCTTGTATTTCTCTAAAGTTGGGGCCTTCAGTAAGTTCTTTTTCTAATCTACGAATGTCAGTTCTAATTTGTGACTTTCTACTTACCTCTCTAGATACCTCTAATCTTACTGCTTGGTTAAGAGAACTTAAAGCATTTTCTGCAAGCTTTCTTTCTCCCGGATTCCAAGTTTCTCCTGCTTCAAAATCAGGTTGTTTAATATCAGCTAGTTCAGATAAAAATTGATCTTTTAATTCTGGATCAATATTAGATTGATTAATCCTATCTTCTAAAGTAGTAGTAGGAAGAGGCGCTTTTTTCATTGCTGCGTCTTCAGCTGCTTTAGTTTTAGCGTTTTGTAGCTGCAAGTTAAATAAATTATCTCTGGCTTTGTCTTCTTTTAACTCGTCAATAATATTACCAAAACCTGATTGAATAACATTTTCTTCAAACTTAGCTCTGACATTTTCAGGTACAGCATAGTATGCTTGAGCAATAGCTTTTTCTTGAGCGGCTCGTTCTTCATCTCTTAATCGGTTCTCATTTAACTCTCTTCTAACTTGGTCATCAGATTCTCTTTGAGTACGTCCAGTAACAGTAGAAGGATCTACCCCTGCTTGTACAGCAACACGAGCCATGATGCCTTCAATATGCTCTTTTTCAGCGTCAGTAGGAGCAGCTTGTCTAGCCGCCTCCAAACCTCTTAGACTTTCAAGGGCACTTGCTTCAACAGCTTTTCCTTTCGCAGCCTCTGCCGCCATAAGTTGCTGTGGTGTTTGCGCTCTTGCCGCCATAAAGTCTGCTCGTTCAACAGCACCCATACCACGTAGTCTTTGCATCTCTTCTTGTGCAGCTTGTTGTTGCCTAAGCTGACCCGGAAGCTGTGCTGCTTGTTGTGCGGCAGTAAATAGCCCTTGCTGGTAAGTAGGCTGTAACAAACCTTGTAAAAATGTTTGTGAAAACTTAGCCATTATTAGCCTCCGTAACCCATAAACTTCAATACTTCAGCGGCTTGTTCAGCAGTACTAGGTTGCTTTGGAGGAGTCAATGCACCACGAAGCAAGTTAGCTCCGATTCCTCCTAACAAGTTAGCACGTGCCTGCTCTGATATAAGCTGCGCCTCAAGACCAGACAGAGTAGCCTCACCAAACAACCCAGCACCTTGCAACTGAGCTTGCTGTTGTAACGCTGCCAATTGCTGTGCAGGCTGAGTAGCTGCCATAAGCTGTTGCTGCGGTATGTATCCAGCACCAAGGAATGCCTGTCCTAATTGTGCTTGTTGCATTTGCTCTGCTTGTGCTTGTTGCATAGCCGCTAGCATAGCTCTGTTACGTGCTTCACCTATTGCAGTTTCCTGCGCCAACAACTCAGGCGTAGCACCACCGTACGCTGCAGAACTTAAACCAAGACGACCCTGTGCAGCCATCCGCTCTTCTGTAGCAAGACGTTGACGTTCTTCTTCAGGACGTTGTGTTCTACGCATACGCTCAAAAAAAGCTTGCTCACGGTCTACTGTAGGCTGTACTGCTTGACCAAAGAAACCACCAGCACCTCCTAGTAGTTGACTCTGCAAAGCAACTTCTTCAGGCGACAAACCCATAGTAGTTTCAATAGCGCCTTCAGGAGTTACTCTAGTCCCCATGCCAGCACCAGTAGCAGTAGTCACAGTAAACGGTCTAAACTGTGTCTGCTCTAGCTGTCTTGCGGCAAGTTCTTCAGCGCCTGTTCTAGCTTGTCGCCCTATGTCGCTAAGACGACCATAAGCTTGACCTGTTAATAGACCACCAAGGACTCCGGGGAGAGCTACTGACGGTTGTGACAAAAAGTCAGTAAGACCTCCTAAAAACCCGAACAGCCCTCCTGCTTCTGTGTTTTCTTCAGCCATCGTTCTCTCCTAGTTAAAGTAGCTTTCCTATCAAAGCCATTACGTTAATCTCCTGCAGTGACAAAGCAAAACCATCTATTTCTGATTCTAGTCCTACCTGTACGCTTGTTCCATATCCTGTTGTGTTAACCGATCTTGCGTTGGTCAACTGTCCTGCCGTGAACTCCACCGTGGTGTACTCGCTTTCACCATAGAATCCAGTAATTTGGTTACCTACTGTAAACTCCGCAGTAGCGTAAGTTGTGTCAAAGTCATATGCCCACTTAAGAAACACTGTAGCGTTATTTGCACCAACAAGCGTAGGCTTTAACTTCTTTAAAATCTTAACTCTAGAGCTATCGCCAAATGTCAAGCTTGGGCTGTAGTACTTGAATCTGTAGCCGCTTCCGTTGTCGCTGTAGCCTGTGTACGTGCTGATGCCGTTAACAGTACCAATATATAACGTACCGTTTTCTAGTCTTGTAAACGACGTAAACTTAGTAGACGGCCAACGTGTTACACGATAAGATCCATTTTCTAAAGTACCGCGAACATCAAAGCAGTACGTTACATCTTGTCCAGTAAAGGTTAGTAAGTAGAAACCTTCTTCTGGGCTGTATACCGATCTAAAGAACTCATCTTCGTTCTGTAGTGCGGCAATGATGTCCTTAGTAATATTGCCTGACAGACTACTAATTGGTAAAGACTTTTCTTGTATTGTTCGACCAAAGCTTTTTAGTCCTGTATGCGACAGAAACAACACGTCCGTACCTGTGTACTGCACGGTATCTCTGTCAACACAGCCAACACCCGCTACAGTATCTGCCAATGCCATTGTTGCTGGTGCTTCTGCTCCTTGATATGCAATGATACTGTGCTTACCAAATATAATTAATAGCCCATTGTGCGCCGCTAATGCTACAATTTCGTCATAACCGTCAGGCCATACCTTAGATACGTCGATGCTGCCACTAGTACCACCAGACCAGTCATGCCCAATAAGTAGATCAGACCAATAGATAGTAGACTTGTTAGTGCTAAAGTCTGCTGTCCAGAGCCTTCCATAGGCCGCTAGAACTTCGTTACCGTACATTGCACTAGTAACACCAGCCGCACCAGAAACGCTACTGAGCGTGATTACAGAGCCTCCTGCGTTGTCATATACAAGAGGTTGATAACCGCGTTGGAAAAAGTATATCTTGTCGTTAAAATTAACAAGCTTCCAGTTGTCCGCAGTAATGGTGTAACTACCGGGAGTTTCGTCAACCAGTGTAGTTGTACCGCTAATAATTTTGTTGTTGCCTACAGAAAATATTTTGGTGTTTCCTGCGTTGTCCTTGAACTCTTTGATAGCTCTTAACGAGTCAGTACCAAGAACAGTCTTCGTTGTAGTTACAACAGTGTGGCCTTTACGTGCAGCAATACGACCACGTTTGTCAATCACAGCGTTGTCTGCAATCTCTGCAAACGACGGGTCTTGTGCCAGCGGCGAGTCTTCAGTGTTAACACCTTTGAACGCTGGGGCTACAAGATTGATACTTTGCAGTTGTTGAGCCATATCAAATAGTCCTAAATACCATCTCTTCAGGGTGCTTTGCTGCGTCTATAGCAATAGCGTCAGACAAAAACTTATCAGCAATATTGAAGTACTCAGTAACAGAAGTTCCTCCTGTTTCTCCGCGCTCACGTGCTAATAGGGCTACAGCAAGATGAATTACAGGCATTGAAGGTACAAGCAATGTATCTGTGTTACTGCTTAAATCTGCTTGTCTTTTTATGACATCAAACCGAAGACTGTACACACCATCAGGAGTTGGTCCTACTAGTACCTGCGTATCACCACTAGCATCAAGACCGTTGTAGGTGTAATAACGTGGATCACCTTCTACTGCACTACTAATGTACAGCTGTTCGTTAAACCAGTCTTTTGTCTGATAGTCCATAAACAAGTTACTTGTGTCATTAAGAACACACATAACTTTTACGTTGTCACCACCACCAGTCAATGAGTAGGTGTTGTCCGATGCAGTAGTAGAAATAGTAATTGTTTCACGCAAGGCAGACCAGTCAGTTGCTTCTTCTACTAGCTTCTTCGCATCATTAATAAAATCACCTACCATCTTAACGTAGGTAGTGCTGGTGACTGACGTGGTTTCTTCTTCACGCAATCGACGCAATACGTTATTCATTAAGTTAAGGTACGTCATACCAGCA